GGTGATATAATTTATGAAGGTAGATGGGGTCAAAGTTTTAGATTAGGGTCAACCGTTAATAATGCTAATATTCCAAATACGTGGTCTAGTGCTGGTGAAAATGGAGATCCTATTACAATTTTAAGAAATAGTCAACATGATGATGGTAACGATCCTTGGGTACCTCAAGTTGAAGATATAAATCAAGATAAAACTAGTATTTATCTTACCTCCACTCAAAAAATCCCAATTGAAACTGCTAGTACTAATTACAAAGGGTACAGTACACCCCCTACTTCTCCTAATGAGTTTGCAGGAGAACAGATAATTTTAAACTCAGGACGATTATTATTTAATTCAAAAAATGATTCTATATTATTAAATTCCTCAAAAACTATTAACTTAAATTCATTAGAAGATATAGTAATAGAAACACCTAAAACTGTAATACAATCAGGAGAAATTCATTTAGGAGATAAATCATCATCTGAACCTATTATATTAGGAAATAAATTTTTAACTGATATGAGTAAATTATTAAGCCAAATAATAGCATTAAGTACAGCATTACAATCTCCTGTTGGTAGTGGTGTTCCATTTGTACCAAACGCAGCTATACCAGTACCCGCAACTCAATTACAGTTACAAGCTCAACAAATGTTAAATAGTATTGAAACATATAAATCTAAAGTAAGTACTAGTAAATAATGGGATTAGAAAAACTCATAGTAAATCAAATTACAGGTGCAGCTAAGAATGCATTTAAAATGGATATTGTTATCGATTCAATGAAAGGTCAAGTAATTGATGTTGTAGCTGAAAAAGTAGAAGAAAAAGTCCCAGTTCCATTACCTTTTAGCACTAGAGATGTATTAAATGGTAATGCATCTTTATCTCCAAATTTATTAACACCAGAAATTTTACAACAAGTCCCAGAAATACCTGAATCACAAAGACAAGAATTATTAACAACTTTAGATAATTTAGAGGCACAATTAAACCAAATCATTGATACTAAAAATAAATTACAAGGTTCATTAGATACTTTAAGAAAACCAATCGAAACTTTAGAAAAGTTAGCAGATACTTTAGGAAAAGTAATTCCAACTTTAAAGGGGGTTGTATTAATTATTAGAAACTTACCTCTTCCCACTGCAGTACCTCCAGGTATAGGTTTACCTGCTACTGTTCTTAATAATTTCTCAAATACCCTAGATGTATTAAAAGTAGTTATCGATAAATTAGATGGTCCTGTTTCTGTAGTTTCATTAGGGGTAGAACAGATTTCAAAAGTAATTACTCCTCTTTTAGGTAAAATTAAACTCTTAGATCCTATTTTTATACAATCCCAACAAATTATTATTTTTATAAGATCTTTATTACTTTATGGTCCTTTAGCAACTCAACAAGATATAAATTCTGTAGCATCAGATGTAAATGGTAGAGCTACTGCTATAATAGATGCAGCACCTGGTCCATTAAATTCATCTTCAGGAGGAGAGTGGAGGTTAGTTTCCCCTATTGGTGGTGTTTCTACCCCACCTTCTACACCACCCCCAACACCTACATCTCCCTTTACAGCTGATAATGGTTATATTTATGAATGGTTTGCAAACGATAAAGCTTATAGTGATTTCTTATTAGGGTTACTAACACCTCCGGTTGTAGGTGATGGTTTAATATACAGAGGATATCAATTAACTATTGAATATGATGGTGATAATAAATATCCATTTCCTGCAAGAAGAATAGTTGCTAATTTTACCCTAACAGAATCAGATATTAACCCAAATGACCCCGATACTAATTTTGCATTAAGACTCTTAGGAAGTACAGTATACAATCTCCCAGATGAAGATTATTCTTTTTCATCTTCAGTTCAAGTATTGATAAGTGAAGCATATTATGAAATAGATAGATTTATTGATGGTAAACAATCAATTCAAAAATTAATAAATGATGAGTATATATTTGATTCTAATGGTATAGCTATAGGTAGAATTCCTCGTAGACCAGGATTTACTTTCCCTCCATCAATAGTCCAACCAACTAACATAGTTTCACTTCCAACTTCAGGAGTACCTTCTGGTGGTACTGTAAATTCAAATATTGAGGCAACAGCAAATTTATCATCAGATAGTAGGGTATCTAATTTACAAGCTTTTGAAGGAGGAATTGCTATAGATGCTGTAATTAAAGGAGGTATGAACCCAGGATTACCATCATTCAAACCATCCTCTAGACCTAGAATTTTTCAAACTTATATTGATAGATTTCCTAATGATACTTTCCTACAAGAATATGGAGGTTTTTTTATTATAATAGAATCAGGACTTGATACCACTACAGGTGGAGGATCTGCACCTGTAAGTGTAGCTACAAATCCTAATCAAGGTTCTAGTAGAAATATTACTGCAGGAAGAAATAATACAACAGCTTCAGGAGGTAAAGGTTCAAGTAATGGTTCGGGTAATACACCACCACCCCCACCTCCAAACCCATTTGCACCTTTCACCACTCCTGGTACTATGATTAATGAGATTAAACTTTACGCAGTTCCTAACACTAACCCTGTAGTTATACGAACATATAAATGGAATGGTAATAAATGGAACTTAATATCAACTTCAGGTGGAACCGGAGGGGGTAAAGGTGGTGGAGGAGGTAGTCCTGGTGGTGGAGGATTTGGTGGGGGTTACTAAAAAAACTTGGATATGCAAATAATTTTTTGTATCATAATATCCAAAATCTATTAAACCATGAGTTCTCAAATTCCAAAAATTATTCATCAAATATGGGTAGGTGATAATCCTATTCCGGATCATTGTAAGGAATTTCATTTAAAAATGAAACAAATGCATCCTGATTGGGAGGTAAATTTATGGGGGAATGAAATATTTACTACTTACTATTCTAATGATCCATTTTTATCCAACTATAGAAAAAATGTTGAATTATATAAATGGGCTTTTATATGTGATAGAATTAGATTGTTATTATTAAGAGATTATGGTGGGGTTTATGTTGATATAGATGCTGAACCTATTAGATCATTTAATAATATTTTATCTAAATTAGAACCACATCATACATTCTTTTCAGGTATGAAACCAACCCAAGAAAATAATACTTTAATAGATTGTACTGTTTATGGGTCAATCCCAAATTCAAGAGCAGTTAATTTATGTTTAGAAACGTATGATGATATAAATTGGGCTAACGGGTGTAAGATGTTTAGTGATGCTTTAATAGCGCATATGGACACTGATATAGCGTTATTTAACTATAAATACTTTTATAATTGGGAACGAAATGATCCCCACACAATAGTTTTACATGATGTTGAAGAAACCCGACTTTTTAGTTGGTTAGATAATGAAGAAGACAAAAACTGGTAATATTATCTATTACCTTTATACAAAAAAACAACTAATTTAATATTTATAACAAAAAATGAAATCAAGCGAATTGAAAAATATGATAAAGGAGGCCGTAAAAGAGGCAATTCAAGAAGAATTAAAAGATATTCTTTTAGAAGCTGTTAAAGCCCCAAAAGCATCTACTGTAGCAGTTGTACAAGAATCAGTTTCTCAACCCCAACCACCTTCACCCCAAACCCAAATGAGTGCTGAACAAAAGAGAGCAGCATATCAAAATATTTTAGGTGAAATGGGTGGCACAATGACAACTAATAATGTACCTCAAAGATTCAATCCAGCAGGTGGAGATTCAATTAATGGATCATTACCCCCAGGAGAAGTAAATATGTCTCAAATCGCAGGTTTAATGGGAAAAAAATAATTTAAATGGCTCAAATAATAGCAAATAAAGTCCCGATTGATTCTAACCCCCGAAAAGCGGTTGGGTTTGGGTTTCCTTTAGATGGTGATGCTGTTTTTATACCTACATATACTACTAGGGAACAAACAAAAGCAAATTTAATTAATTATTTATTAACTAACACCGGGGAAAGAGTATTTAATCCTAGTTATGGTGCTAATTTAAGAGCTCAAATTTTTGAAGGACTTAACGACGATAATCTTGTAACTTTAGAAGATGTAATTGTACAAGCTATAAATGATCGATTCCCAAATATAGAAGTCGAACAGATAAAATTTGATCCTGATCCTGATAACAATACTTTATTTTTTACATTAACATACCAGATAGCATTATTATCAGGTACAGATGAAATAAATATACAACTTACATAATAATGGCTGAATTAAAAAGAGATATAAGATATATTGATAGAAATTTTAATGATTTTAGAAATACATTAATTAATTACTCTCAAACATACTTCCCAGATACTTACAATGATTTTACTCCTGATTCTACAGGGATGTTATTTATTGAAATGGCTTCTTATGTGGGGGATGTTTTATCATTTTATTTAGATAACCAAGTACAAGAAACATTTATCCAATATGCTCGTGAAACCGAGAATTTGTTTAATATGGCTTATATGTTAGGTTATGAACCTAAAGTAACCACAGCAGCAAGCGTTAATATTGATTTCTACCAACAACTCCCAGCAAAACTAAGTGGTAGTGTTACAGTCCCTGATTTTGATTATGCTTTACAAGTTCCAGAAAATACTACAATTTCATCAGTTAATAATGAGGAATTTATTATTGAAGATGTGATAGATTTTTCATCTTCAAGTTCATTAGATCCATCAACAATTACTGTATATCAACTTTCAGGAACAACACCTACAACATATTTAATTAAAAAAACACGTAAAGCAATATCAGCTACAATTAACACTTCTACTTTTAATTTTACATCACCAGTCAGATTTGATACTCGTAGTATAAACGATTCAAATATTATAGGAATTTTAGATTGTTTCGATTCTGATGGGAATGAATGGTATGAAGTTCCTAATTTAGCTCAAGAAAATGTATATGATACTATTAGAAACACTAATACCAATGACCCAAATGTTCCTGATGATGGTAGTGGAAATGACGTCCCATACCTTTTACAACTAAAATCAGTACAAAGAAGATTTGCTGCTAGATTTGTAAATAATAACTCATTACAATTACAGTTTGGTGCTGGTAGTTTTGGGGATAATGATGAAGAAATTATTCCTAACCCTGATAATGTAGGATTGGGTTTACCATTTGAAAGAGATCAATTAACAACAGCATTCTCACCTTTAAATTTTGTATTTACAAATACCTACGGTATAGCACCTTCAAATACAACCCTAACAATAAGATATTTAACTGGTGGTGGTATTAATTCTAATGTTAATGCTAATACCTTAACAACAGTTGATGATACTAATGTAACTTTTGTAAAAGAAAATCTTAACCCTGCATTAGCTAATACTATATTTAACTCTCTAGCAACAAATAACCCTGTGGCAGCTGATGGAGGTCAAGATGGAGATACAACAGAAGAATTAAGACAAAATGCTTTAGGTAATTACCAAACCCAGTTAAGAACAGTAACTAAAGAAGATTATCTAATTAGAGCATTATCTATGCCCTCTAATTTAGGAGTTGTAGCAATGGCATATGCTGAACCTGTTAAAGTAAGTGAATACGAAACAGGTACTTTACCTTCAATATTAGATTTATATGTTTTATCCTATGATATTAATAAAAAACTAAAAACAGCATCCTCAATTTTAAAACAAAATTTAAAAACATATCTTTCTGAATATAGAATGATAAATGATGCTATTAATATTAAAGATGCTTTTATTATTAATATTGGAATTGAGTTTGATATAGTAGTAAGACCTAATTATAATAATAATGAAACTTTAACTAAATGTATTGAAGCTTTAACCAATTACTTTAATATAGAAAATTGGCAAATAAACCAACCAATAATCCTTCCAGAATTAAGCATTCTTTTAGATAAAATTGAAGGTGTTCAAACTGTTAAAAATTTAAAAATAGATAATTTAGCAGGTACTACTTTAGGGTATAGTGAATATGCTTATGATGTTGTAGGGGCTACAATTAATGATGTAGTTTACCCATCAATAGATCCTATGGTATTTGAAGTCAAAACCCCAGGTACCGATATTAAAGGTAGAGTAGTACCACTATAATAAAAAAATAAAAATGGCAGTATATAAACTTTTCCCAACAAAAGATGCTTCACTTTATAGTGAATTTCCTAGTACTAATACTGGTTTAGATCAGATATTAGAAGCTTCTACTTATCTAAAAGAAGGTGTACCTTACGTTAGTAGATATTTAATAGAATTTTCAACAACAGAAATCCAAGATATACTTAATAATAAAGTAGGTTCCTCATCTTTTGCTACTTATCTAAGAAATTATTCAGCTCTAGTAACTAGTTTAAATACAGATTCAAAATTAGAAGTTAAAACAGTATCTGGAAGTTGGGATATGGGAACTGGAGTATTAGGTTACCAACCTGCAGTTGAAAATGGATGTAGTTGGGTATGGAGAAGTTACTCAGGTTCAAATGCTTGGGTATCTACTGGAAGTGATTCATATGCTAACCCAGTTTACTCACAATCATTTAGTTATGGAAGTACAACGGATATAAATGTAGATGTTACACCATCCATATTATCTTGGTATAGCGGTTCAATTCCAAATGATGGTTTTTTAGTTAAACAACCTGATGCTGTTGAATTTGTTCAAAATCCAAATGTTGTAACTACATTTAAGTATTTTTCAATTGATACAAATACAATATACCCACCATCATTAGAATTTAAATGGGATGATTATACTTTTAGTACTGGCTCATCCACTAATAAAATATTGGAATCTGCTGAGACTTTTATGTCAGTTTATAATAATGAAGGTACATACTATTCTCAAAGTGTAGCTAGAATGAGATTAGCTGCTATTCCAAAGTACCCATTACAAACATTTAGTACAGCATCTGAATGGACTACAAATTTCTACTTACCAGAAAATGTATCTACTTATGCAATTAAAGATACAACAACAAACGAATTTGTAGTCGATTTTGATTCTAATTATACAAAAATTAGTGCAGATTACTCATCAAGTTATTTTGATGTTTATATGAATGGTTTAGAACCTGAAAGATACTATACAATTCTTATTAAGACTATATTAGATGGTACTACAAAAGTGTTTGATGAAGATATAATGTTTAAAGTAGTTAACGGTTAATTATGGCAAGATATTCAGGAGCAAGACCATCAAGACAAAACCCATTTGCAAATCAAGGATCAGGATCAGGGTCAGGATCAGGTAAAGGAACAGGAAAAACTAAATACCCTCCTGCTCCCCCACCATTTGATTTTAAGGGGTATGAAGCTAATAAAAATGCTCAATTTAGAGAAGAACAACAAGCAAAGATACAAAGGAGAAAAATTGAGGAACAAAATGAAACCCAAGCTCCTAGAGGATATGCTTATACAGTAGATGGAAAAGTTGTAGGTGAAAAAGCATTTTTAAATGCTGGTAGTGGAGCTCGTAGCTCAGGACGTGGTTCAGGTATTAACCCACCACCTATGAATATACAAGGTACTCCACCTGAAGACACTATTAAAAATGGACCTAAACCTATCCCAGAACCTGAAGTACCTAAACCTTTAAGTTTAGAACCAGAAGTTGGGTCAATAGAAAAATTACGACCAGAGGATCCATCAGAAGTTGCTTCAAAAAGTCCACTTATATTATCAAATTTAACAAAAGAAGTTTTTGAAAAATCTTCATTTGATAATACTTTGGATATAACATTTTCTCAATTAGGGCCTGAAAGTGCATTAGATCCAACTTTTTTTGATGTTAGCTTGGCTACCTTAGAAGACTTTTGGACATTATACGAACAATTCTTTTATGATATTCCTAAAACTGGAGATGTTAATTCACATGAATATTTAGCTAGGACAAGTGGGGAATATGCAAACTTTGAATTTATACAAGAACAAATACAAGCATTATTAGACGAAATAGCAGAAATAAGAGAAGAAAATGTAGAACTTAGACTTGAAAATGTTAATTTAACTGTATCTGGATCCTTAGCAGAAGGAGAAGCTGCAGCATTACAAGCTCAAATTGACGCACAAACAACTTAAGTTTTTACAAATTAAAATATTTATAAATAAATGGCAACATCACCAACAGCATCAGTTACTTCAATAACCCCTAGCATTATAGGTGGGGAAGGGTTTGAACTTTCAACTCAAACTATTATACCTAGTGCTGAAGTAACAGCTACTTTTGTCCCATTTCAAGACATAGTAGAAGTTTGGGCTTATGATCCTAATAATAATTTATTAGGAGGAGATAGTAATTTTCAAGATTATATACTTGTTGATTCTCCTTCTGGTGAGGAAGAAATTGATGGTAGTACTAGTGAATTAAAGTTAAATCCTGAACAAGATTCTGTAAATTTAGGATTTGATATAGGTACTGTAAATTTAGTTTACAATTTTATTAGACCTCAATTAGGTAGTAGTAACCAAGATGATTCTGATTTAAAATATTATTTAGCAGAAATTTCTTCAGATAGAACAGAATTAAGATTTAAATCAAATTATATTGATAATAATATTATAATATCAACATATAATTCATTTAAGGCTCAATTAAATTCTAATGAAAATTTTGCAGATGAATTTTATGTAAATTTTGGAGATAATGAATATCAAGTAGGTATAAATTGTACTTTAGACACATCAGTTGATCAATTTTCAGTTTTAGTAAAGTTGTATGATGCTTTACCTCCTCAATTTTCACTAGATGATTTAGCCTGTTTTGTTATAAAACCTGCAGAGTCTTTAGCATATAATATTCAATTCCCAGAACTCCCAGATCCTGAAGACTTTACATATATTAAAGGTCCTAACTATAAATTAAAAGTAAATGAATTTTTAAATAATTCAACTAATTTAAAGTCTAAAAATGAATTATTACAGACCAATTCTTCAGGTTCACTAGATGAACTGCAAAACATACTTAACAGGAAAGGTGTAACATTAACACCTAATTATTCATATGATACTTTTAATGAATTTGTTAATTTTTCTTCTGCTAAAAAAAGAATCGAAAATTTTGTAGAAAAAGTAACTCAAATCCAATCTTACCAAGCTGATATAGATACTTTAAGTAGCATTTCAGGACCAACATCAGAATCAATATCAATTTCATCAAGTGTAGCTTCAGCTTATAATAACATTCAAAATTTAATTACTAATTTTGATGGGTATGAATATTTTTTATATTATGGAACAGGTTCATCTTCATATCCAAAAACAGGTTCAGCATATCCATTTGAATTATTACCTACTACTAATGCAAGTGTTTCTGTTTGGTTAGGTAGTGATGTTGAAAATACTCAATATTATGGAGGTATTTTATTATCAGCTTCATTGTATGATTATAGTAATCAAAACTGGTTATATTATACAATACCAGAATTCATTAGAGATAATAGTAACAACAACCAATATCTTGAATTTTCAAATATGGTTGGTCAACATTTTGATGAAATATGGTTATATACTAGAGCTGTAACTGAAAAATTAAATACAACATCTGAATTAAATGATGGTGTACCTCTAGATTTAGCCGATGATGTTATTACATCCTTAGGTTATACTGGATTTGGAAATAATTTTAATAACCAAGATAATTTTATTGGGTTAGTAGGTGAAGATAATGGATCTTATGTCCCACCAACTGGAAGTGAATTAATTACAAATTATATAGCAGTTAATGGTGGTACTATAGTTAATTATTGGGATCCAGATTATTCATGGGAGTATTATGTTCAATCACTTTCAGATCCTGGATATCCTTATGCTATAGATAAAGTTAGTAAAGAAATTTATAAGCGCCTTTACCACAACATGAACTACCTTGTTAAGAAAAAAGGTACAATTGCAGGTTTAAGACAACTTATTAATATTTGGGGTATTCCAAATACAATTCTCCGAATTAATGAATTTGGAGGTAAAGATAGAGATAATTCTGATGATTATGATTTATGGTATAACAGATATAGTTATGCTTATACTCCTGTTTCTACTCAAAATGTAGCAAGTTCATCAGTTGTATTTCCTTGGATGCCATTAGAAAGAAATAGAATTGTTGATAGTAAAAATATTGTACCTGATAGTTTCCAATTTAGGTTTAAAACTACAGGTTACCCATCATCATCATATGCTGGTGAGTTTTTTACTCAATCTTTAGCAGTTAAAAAATCAGATGGTGATGACACTTCAACAGAATTTGATTTTGGTATTTCATTATTTTATGAACCTGTAGCTACAGGATCATATTCAGGTTCAGCATCTAGTGAATATGAAAATTGGGGTAAAATGAGATTTTACCTATCAGGATCTTCAGCTAATGGTGGTATAGCAACGTCAGATGATATATATCTCCCATTCTTCGACAAAGGTTGGTGGACAGTAATGTTACAACGAGATCAACACGTATCTGCAAGTGATAACACAAATGCTACAACTTATACTTTATATGCTAAAAATACAATCTATAATGGTTGGGATGGAGCTCAAATAGGATTTGAAGGTTCAGCAAGTATAACATCTGATGTTTCCCAATCCATAAATGAAGCTTGGAATAAATTTGGAACTTCTGTTTATGATGGTATTTACTTAGGAGGATTTGTTTCTGGTTCTACAGTAGGTAGTGAAACTTTAGGGCTATCAGGAAAAATATTTTCAGGTTCTTTACAAGAATTTAGATATTATTCAAACGACATACCAGAAGCTACATTTAATGACTTTGTAATGAACCCTGAATCTATTGAAGGTAATGCAATTACAGGTTCACAGTCATCATTTGATATAGTTAATTTTAGAGCACCCTTAGGTAATGAATTAGAAAGTATATTTACTTCTTCTTATAGTTCTTCCTATTCAGAATCAATGCAATCAATGCATCCTGCAATTCAAGGTCAAGCTCCAATATTAATTACAGGTTCATTTTTTAATCCAACTACTTCTACTACTTCAAGTGAATATAGAGTTTTATATTATGAAAATACAACAAACAGAACTTTTAGTAAGACAAATACCGAAGTATATTTCTTAGACCAACCAGCTATTGGATTCAGAAATAGAATTTCAGATAAAATTCAACTAAGAGATGGAGATGATTTTGGTAATATATTATCAAATAGAATTAGTATTCAACAAGATTATCAAATTAGTAGAAGTTACACTGAAAATATTAATAATTTAGAGGTAGCATTTTCACCACAAGATGAAGTAAATGATGATATTATTGCTTCATTTGGGTATGGTGTAATAGCTGATGCTATAGCAGATCCAAGATTTATATCATCATCAGATGATTATTACCCCCAATTAAGAAAAATTGCAGAATCTTATTTTAAGAAATACACAGAAGGAAATGTTTACGATTATTTAAGATTAATTAAATATTTTGATAATTCAATATTCCAAGCAATCAAAGCTTATGTTCCTGCTCGTACAAGTTTATCTACAGGTATTGTTATTAAACAACACATGCTTGAAAGAAATAGATTCCAACCTGTACAAATAACAGAAGGAACCCCAATTGCTGTAACACCTTCAGGAGCATTAAATACTCCAATTATAATGGAGAATATAGTATTATCTGGAAGTATAGATGCAATTAATCAAGAAGCACCTTCAGGTAGTACAGGGGGTTCAGCAAATAAGTTTAATTATGTAGATAGTTCATTTTTAGTAGAATCAGGATCAGAACAAGGTAACCCTCATAGTACCCCATTTGGTAAAATTGTAAATACTCAATCTTACGAAATTACAAATGAAACAGTATTAGGATTAGTAGAAGAAACTATAAATAACCAGCATGAGTTTTATGATGGAGAATTTAGTGGTAGTGAAGAAGTAGTAACATCTCAATCAGCCTTTTATAATCCTTTTATTAAACAGTCTAATGTACCAGTATTTTATACTACAGAAGTTAAAAATTTAGATCCTTTACAATCATCATCAGCTTTCTTCACCCAATTATCTGGTTTTAATATATCTGGAGATGTTTCAGCTTATACAGCAAGTGGACAATTTCAAATAGCTTTAGTAGATGTTACAGTTGCAGCACCCACATTCCCCAAATCATATACAAATTTACAAGCAACTGGTTCTAATGGATTAACAGGTGTTGTATTAGATATGGATATTACAGCCTCTAATGGTACACAACCAGGTGATATTGCTAATAATATTACTATTGTTAATACAGGATCAGGATGGAATGGTAATTCACCGGTAGAATTAAGAATTAACAATGACCAATTTGAAAATTTTGGTCCTGGTCAAGGTGTAATATTTGATATAGGAGCAGATCTTTTAAGTAATACATCTGCATCAACTCTTTCAAATCAAGAAATAGACCAATTCCTTCAAGGTCCTGCTTATTTAGAAGTAACATCAGGAAGCTCAGATATATCAAAAACAGCATTAGCTAATGGTTATAGATATATTCCTTCATCTTCATTAGTTGTAGCTACAGGATCTTTATTAGATAGTTCTTTCGTTTTACCAGGGGCATCCCCTTCAGAAGGCATTCAGTTTCAACCTAGTGATTTTAATCAATTCCATAAAGATAGATTTGGTCCAACACAATTACAAGAAGGAGTAAAAATGCAACCTATTAATAGACCTTTAGTTATAGGTTTATGGAGGCAAGATTGGGGTTCAGCAATAACCTCACAATATTTAACTGAAATATATGTAGAAAGTTGGGATAGTAATGGGTATAATAGTGGAAGTTGGTGGCAAAGTGTAGATACCCTTGGAGGGCCTATATTAAACCAGATGGTTTCAGAAGAAGTCATGAATGAACTCATTAATCCTGATTTACAAGGTATAAACACCCCAGCTACAAGATCATTTTATGTTTCTTATGTAGGTATTCCTTATGTAAATAGTCCAAGTATAAATTTAGCGGGTTCAAGTAGTTTAGGCAACGTAATTACAACTAATACTGTAGAAGGAATTGGGGTTAATGCTTTACAAAACCCTTCAAATACTGAAACGTTAAAGTTTAAAGCTTTTTCTGCATATACTGGTGTAGGTCAGCTTGGAAATTTAGATACTCCAACCTTAAAAGCAGATTTAACAGCAGTATTTCCTAGTACAGCATCATATACTTATATTGATACTGATGGTCCTTTGGCTGGAGTAGGTTTTGGTATAGATTATAGAATAATAGATCTTTCGGCTAATAAACAAAGAACAAGTTTATCATTTTACAATACCGATCCAATAATTAATACTTTTACTAAAAATTGGAATAACTATCTATTCCAAATTTATCAAAATAATGAAGAAAATAATGTTGGTCAAAGACCTATTCTTCAATATGGTGTAATTCCAACCGTTGATCAACTTGCCCAATTTGGTGATTCATCCAAACCCTCAGGTGCTACAGTAGGAAGTGGACTTGTAGGTGGGAGAGTAGATTATAAACAATTATTTAAAGTTACAGATAGTAGTGCATCAGAAAATACATATTTTATTGCTACTACTAATAGACAAGCCCTTTTACCTTATCTTGATGATAATACAGGCACCACATATTATAGATTATTCAGTAAAGGAATGGATATCTGGGCTTATGATGATTTTGGTAGTGGGTTAGAGATAAGACCTGTTACAGAAGTATTCGATTTTACTACTAATAGTGTATTAACTATTGATACAACTGAAACAAGTAGTGGTCTCTTCACCAACCCATCTGCACAAAATCAGCAATTTAATGGAATCTACCAATCTACTATCATCCCAGATTTAAGTAATAATTATAATCGTATAAATGGAAAATATTATGTATTAGAAACTAATCCAACCATACTACCAGGAGTTAGAAACGCAGCAACCCCTCAACCAAATAATAACTTTGCTCATATAACAGCATCATGGGATACACATCAAAGTTACTCAGGAACACAAAATGATTATGATGTAAAACCAATAAACACTACTCGCCCATCAGTAGGTTCAACTGTAAAAGCTTCTAATAGATATGTGTTAAGTAATTTTTACGGAGCAAGAGATAATGCACTTCTTGATATTAATGCTAATACTCCAACAAAAGGAACATCAAGTTTATATCCATTTTTACTTAATACTACATCATCTTTCCCTGATTTAAATTATACACCTCCTCAGTACTATTCTGGTAGTTATGCTACTGTTCCAACAGCTCTATCAATTAATAATCAAAGTGTAAACCCTACAACAGGAAATACTATTCAAAATGAAATAGCTTTTAGTCAAGATCCTAACATAAAATTTACAATTGGTTTTACAGGTTCACTATCCTCTTTTTCTAGTTCCTTAGGACCGAGCAATATTATTGATACAAACCAATTAACTCTAGCTTCTCAACCATTTACCTTTGGTGCATATACAAATCTATATCAACCAAGTTCAAGAGTGTATTATGGTACAGTATCTGGAAACGGAGGTTTTAATTTTTCAACATTGTACTCTCAATATAATATAGATCCTTACATTGAAGATACAGGAATAGGATTTTTTGAAAATACAATTTATTTTGCTACCCCAAATAATTATAATGATAATAGACCTAATAAATTTAAATTTGTAGTAGAAAATCAAAATGGAATAAATACTACATCTAATTTAGCACCAATATTTTCTCAATCAGCTCAACAAGTTGCTACACCTGAAAGTAATTATACTATGTTAGCTTCTATATTACCAAGATATTCTGGAAGTAAAGTAACTAGTGCTAACTATAATTTCTACTCAGCTCCAACCCCACCTAAAAATGAAAAATTATTATTAGGAACAGGAAGTTTTGAAATTTTAAACACCTTTAATGCAACAGGTTCTACATTAACTGCAGCAGGTGTTACACAATCTAATACAACAGGTATTGGTTCTGGAGCAGAATTTACATTTAACTTAGCAACTACTCAATCTATTGGTAGTATAGTAGTCACTTCAGGAGGTAAAAATTACAAACCAGGAGATGCATTAATATTTACATCTCAATCATTAGGTGCAACTGTACCAAATGGGTTAGATTTAACACTGTTATTAAATGCAAGTAACTTTAAATTGTTAAAACCTACAGAATTTGCTGATGGAACATCAGGCAGTTGGATAGGAGATCAATCTTATGGTAAAACTGCAGCATTAGATAAAAATCCAATTTATTTTGCTCATTTTAAAACCTCTAGGAATAATTTAGAATTAGATGATACTTACACATTTTCAATTGACCAATTAATCTTAGCTCCATTCGAAGATGTTTCTGCAGATTCATTATCAACACCACCCCAAACAGTAGATATTAATGGTTCAAATAATAGATTATTAGATGTTACAAGCACATTTGAAAAAGGAAGAAAAGCTTCTATAACATATCAAGTCCCTATTCAAACATACCCTGTACTTTCAATTCCACGTAATACAGATAGCGCCATAACACAATCACCAGCTATATCACGATCAGTAGTTACAAATTACCAAACATTAACAATTGGAGATAATGAAATTTTCCAAGGTGGGGCTGAATTTGAAACAATATTAACAACTCAACCTGATGGAGATGGTCCAAATTTCTTAGAATCAGCTAGTATAACTAGAGGTTTGAATATTGGTCTTATTCCTGAATCTGGTTCAACAAATGGTAGAGAAGTTATTAGTTACTTAGGTACTTCTATTTCTTCATCAGGAGGTAATACAATTACATATGGTCATGAATTTTGGGCATTTGCTTCAGGTTCAGATTCAGAAGGAGGATATATAGATTTAAAAGGAGGCCCTGCTCGTATGTCTGCTAGTTTAGCCCCAGGATCAGGTAATTTTGGTTTTTATTTTGGTGATATTTTAGCAATAGCCCATAGTTACAATTATTGGGTTAAAGATCAATTACTTTCAGAATATACAGCAAGTGCTGCAACACCAGTTGCAAAATTTAAGGTACCGGGATTACCTACAGCATCATCAACACAATCCCCAATACCAGTTGCTTCTTCATCACTTGCAAATTATAATACATTTAACTTCTCATCTTCAGAAGCAGGAGCCAATGTGTTAGGTTATGAAGATTTTGGTTTACCATTCTTAATTGAAAGAGGAGATGAAATTAGAGTAACTTATGATATTAATTTTACAGGTTCATCATACTCAGACATCACCCCAGATGTGCAAGCTTTAGCAAATTACCGTACTCAAGATTTTGTAGTAAAGGATATTGGATTTAGTGTTAGTGGTAGTAGTACAGGTTTACCCTCTATTGTATTTGCTAATAGTGGACCATCTGCTTCAATTTCTTCAAGTAGATTATTTGATAGAATTTACGTAAATCCAAACCCTGCAGAATTAGCAGAACCAATACCTTCGGGTTCAATATATCAATTTACAATTAGAAGAAAAATTAATGCTGATGATAGAATTATTATTTATCAAACACCACCAATTAATGCTTTAGGTTCACAAACACCTACAGGAGATGGATACTTAATACCTAATGATTTTACACCAACACAAAAGAAAAACGTTCAAACTTTAATTAATCAGTTGAAGAATCAAAATGCAGTTAATACAAGTACTACTGCACAACAATCCCCAGGAACAGGACCTTCAACAGCTTAATAATTATAACTTGGAATAGAAATTAAAAAAACGTATATTTATAACTAAAATAAACAAGACAATGGGATATTTAAATAATCAAGTAGTAACAATTGATGCTATTTTAACTAAAAAAGGTAGAGAACTCTTAGCTCAAGGTGAAGGGGGTTTTACTATTACACAATATGCTTTAGCAGATGATGAAATCGATTATACAATGTATAATCCAACTCACCCTTCAGGTGCTGCTTATTATGGAGAGGCAATTGAAAACATGCCTTTATTAGAAGCATTTCCAGATGAAACTCAGATTATGAAATATAAGTTAGCTACTTTACCTCGTGGTACTAGTAGATTACCTATTATTAATGTTCCTACAAACGTTACTTTACAACAGCTAGCTACCCAAGCAGTAACTCCGTCTACATTAAATTATATAACTACAGTAGAACCATCAGGTTATACATTTACCATTTCAGATGCTAGATTATTTTCAACATTCCAAGCTACTGGAATTGATACAGCAGCAGCTAATACTTTGAATGCAAATGTAACAGCTGTAACTAACGGAACTAATGTTTCTCAAACAGTAATAGGAACTACATTAAACATAGCAGCTACTGGAGTTAATACATTATTTGGAACTCAAACATCACTATATGCTACATTAACAATTATAGGTAGAGATAGTGGAGCAAGAGTACAAATCCCAGTAACAATAAATAAATCAGCTAACACAACCGCAGCATAAAAATAGAATAAAAATAAAATTATGGGATTTCAAAGATTTCAAGCAGGAGATATAATAGTAAGTAATGATGCCGTTGCTTCCACAATGTGGAGTAATAACGTACCAACATTAACTGAATTTTATACTTCATCAGTTCAAGTAGAAAGTAGTACAAAAGAATATTATTTTGATGTTTACCAAACAGCATCCCAAGATACAACAGCACAAATTCAATTTGCAGTTGCTTATTGTGATCAAGAAGGTAGTGGTAGTACATTTTTTAATTCTTTAGTAACAGGTTCTTCAGCTACAAGATCAAATTATGGTCAATATAGAACTTTAGTTCTAGGAGATGAAAACGCAAGTTTTATTTTTGGTAACGCCACTTCATCTTATTTTTATGCTCTCAATATTGAAAGAGCCCGCTATAAAGAATCAATTCTCCCAGGTATAACAGATATTGTATTAACAAATTCAGGTAGTACTCTTCATTTAACAGATGATAGTCAATTAAACCAAACTGCAGTATTTACGGATGCAGGTAGAAGATATAATTTAGTATCTGGTTCATCAGGAACAGTTTACACAGGGTTAAATGATAATGGTTGGACACCTTCCTCAGGATCATATGGTTGGTTATTACCAGATATTGGAGTTCTATTATTAAATGGAGAAGCTTTAGATGGTGCAAGTGGTATTGCTGTTGATGGTGGTTTAAATTTTAAAATTTCTAGATCATTTGATTCTGGTTCCTTAAACCAAAAAAGAATGATTGATACATTAAATAATGGTCAAAACTTCACATTAAATAGTGATGAAACATTATCATCAGATTTTGTATTTGTAAGAGCAAAAAACAATGAATTTAACTATTCAGAAAACCCATCATTTATTTCAGGTTCAACAGGTGTTGTAATTTATCCTGAATTTGTTGATAACCCACAAACATATATTACTACAGTAGGATTATATAATGATAATAGTGAATTATTAGCAGTAGCTAAATTATCAAGACCCCTACCAAAAGATTTTACAAAAGAATTACTCGTAAGAGTTAAGCTTGATTTTTAAAATGAATGGCAGCCTTCAAACAATTTTCCACCAAGGATATTACCATAGCTCCTTTTACAGCTAACAAAGGATTTGATTTTGTTAGTGGATCTATAACTGCATCTAACGTTGGTATTGACATTTTTCAAGGTATTAACCCTACAGGCTCTATTATTTCAACGGAAGCCCCAGATACAGGTTTAATATCAGTACAAAACACAACAGGGGTATATAATAGTATAAAACAGTTATATTATACTAATTTTTTATCTAGGAGTTGGGGTAATGATGTCCCTACCCAAAGTATAATCCCAGGAGCTTTAAGACAAGACACAAAATTTGTAGGTCCAATTCAAGCACCTAGATATGAAAATTATCTTCAATCTACCTTAACTCAATCAAGAATGTTACCTACAGGGTCAGGTTCTGTAGAAGGTGCTATTTCAGTTGTTTCAGTTCCACAAAAATTATTTGGTGAAAATATTGTTCCTACTACTTTTGTTTTAAATTATAGTAGTAGTGAATTAACAGATGATGGAGAAGGAAATTTAATAAGTGGATCTGATATAGTAGGTCAAATTTTTTATCCTCATGGTATAGCAGTTATTACTACAAGTTCTTTAACAACTATGAGTGCTGCTATTAGTGCTTCTGGAAAAGATTTATCTGCTGTTTCTGTTCATTTTTCATCATCTATAACAATATATGAACATCAATATAAATGTATTATTAGTGAAAATGAATTTGGATATTCATTAAACCCCTCAATTATATCATCAAGTACAGATTTAACCGGTAGTCTAAATGATGTGTATTATGATTTTGCAACAGGTTCAGTTTTTGACCCTTATGTAACTACAGTAGGATTATATAATGAAAATTCTGACTTATTAGCTGTAGGTAAATTATCATACCCTGTACCAATTTCAAAATATTGTGATACTACAATCATAGTAAATTTCGATACTTAAAATGCAATGGACTTATAAAACACAAGTAATGGAGAGTATCTCTGACTTTCCAGATGAAACTCATGGTTTCGTGTATATGATAACCCACAAACCTACAAAAAAGGCTTATCTTGGTAAGAAAATACTTCAAAATACTACTAAAGTAAAATTAGGTAAAAAAGAATTAGCTGAATATGCTGGGGTAGTAGGAAGGAAACCATCATATAAATTAGCAGTAAAAGAATCAAATTGGAAAACATATTGGGGTTCAAATAAATATCTTAAAGAATTATACGAAACAGAACCAAGAGAAAATTTTGAGCGACATATTTTAATTTGTGCTCCTACAAAAAAGTTATTAACTTACTACGAAATAAAATATCAAATGATATATCAAGTTTTAGAAAAACCCGAAGAATTCTTCAATGATAACATTCTCGGAAAGTTCTTCACTCGTGACTTTGATATCTAAATAATTGTTCGTATATTACGATTTATGGTAAATGAACTATTAGTCAATTTAGTAGATTCTGTATTAGGTACAGGTAAAAGAACAGCAAGAGGCAATAAAGCCTATCACTGTCCTTACTGCAACCATCATAAACCAAAATTAGAAGTTAACTTTACTCAACATAAAAAAGGTTATAATCCCTTCCATTGTTGGGCTTGTGATAAAAAAGGTAGTCGTATTTCGTCTATATTTAAACAAGTAAAAGCACCATTAGAAAAATACGAGGAATTAAAAAAATTAATTGGTAGTGAAGTCGAAATAAAAAAACAAGATAATCAAACACAATTAAAACTCCCAGAAGAATATAAATCAATTTTAGGTAGTAGAGATATTTTAGCCCGACATGCATTATCATACTTAAAATCTAGGGGTATTACTAAAGATGATATTGAAAAATATAATATAGGATATTGTGAATATGGTAGATATGCTAAAATGATTATTATCCCATCTTATGATGAACAGGGTAATTTAAATTATTTTACAGGTCGTTCATTTGAAAAAGAACCATTTGTTAAATATCGTAATCCAGAGACATCACGTGATATAGTACCATTTGAGTTATTTATTAATTGGGATATACCGTTAGTACTGTGCGAAGGACCATTTGATGCTATAGCTATTAAAAGAAATGCTATCCCTCTATTAGGTAAGAATATACAACAAAATTTAATGAAAAAAATCGTCACTTCTAAAGTTGAAAAAATTTATATAGCTTTAGATACAGACGCCCAAAAGCAAGCACTTAAGTTTGCTGAATATTTTATAAATGAAGGTAAAGAAGTCTATTTTATGGACCTCGAAGGAAAAGATCCAAGTGAAATGGGTTTTACTAATTTCACAAAACTAATTCAAAAAACGTTTCCAATTAATCAATACGATTTGATGAAACGGAAACTACAATTACTATGAGTAAAAGAAACATTAAACATTCCTACAACAGGATTCTAGAAATTTCTGAGGATGCGAAACAAATTACTATGCCAGATTCACGGTACTACCGTAGAAATGGAAAGTACTACCCCTCAATCACTTATGTTTTAGGATCATATCCTAAAGGTAAATTCTTTGAAGATTGGCTAAAAAAAGTAGGATATTCTGCTGAATATATTGTTAAAAAAGCAGGGGAACAGGGTACTGAAGTACATGAAATGATTGAAGATTACCTAAATGGTAAGGAATTAAATTTCTTATCACCAACGGGATACCCAAAATATGACCCATTAGTATGGCAAATGTTCTTACGCTTTGTTGATTTTTGGGAAGAATATAATCCAAAATTAATTGAAACAGAAGTACACTTATTTTCAGATGAAATTAAAGTAGCAGGTACTTGTGATATGGTATGTGAAATTGAAATCGATGGTAAAACAGAACTTTGGATTATTGATTTTAAAACATCAAACCACCTTCAAACAACCTATGATTTACAAACTGCAATTTATGGTAAATGCTATGAAGAATGTTATGGTAAAAAAGCAGATCGTTATGGTGTGCTTTGGTTAAAATCTAATAAACGTAAAGCAGCAGCAGGTAAAATTCAAGGTAAAGGATGGGAAATGTATGAATCAAAACGTACACAAGAAGAAAACATTGATATTTTTATGACTGTTAAAAAATTGTTTGATTTAGAAAACCCAAGACATTCACCTATATTTACTGAATTCAGAACGCAAGCTAAAAGAAAGTTGTGATATTTATAACAAAATATTTAATTCATGATATCATTGGTACAACTATTAAATGAAGTAGAAAGTACACCTAAAGCTATTATATTAGCAGGTGCCCCTGGAGCAGGTAAAGGATATGTTTTAAAAGGTTTAGATTTAAGTGGTTTAAAAGTAATGAATGTTGATAATACATTTATTAATAAACTTAAACAAGCTAACGTATCTTTAGATCTTAAAAATGCAACTCCCGAAGAAAGAAGCGAACAAGCTAAAGCAATGGCTGCAGCTAATAAAGAATTTAAAGGTGAATTGCAAAATGTAATTGATGGTAAACAATCATTTATATTAGATGGTACAGCGGCTTCATTTAAAAAAACATCTGAATTAAAACAACAATTAGAAGAAGCAGGATATAAAGTAATGATGCTTTATGTTTATACTGATTTGGAACGTTCACTTAAACAAAATCAAGATAGATTTGAAAAATCAGATGGTGAAGATAGAAGTTTAGCACCTGCAATTGTAATGCGTACTTGGAAAGGTGTAACAGATAATATTAAACCTTATTTTGATTTATTTGGTAGTAATTTTATAGCAGTAGCAAATACATTAGAAGGTGATAGAATTGAAGATGTAGAAAAGATTATTACAAAATATCTAAAACCTTTTGAACCTAAAAACACCAAACCAAAAACCCCAGCTCAACAGAAAAAATCTGATGAACAAAAAGCAGAGTTAAATGCTGCTATTCAAGATATGCTAGATGAGGATTTTATATATGAAATGTTAAGTTATACAATGTCTAAGGAAGAAGCCCAAATGCGTATAGAACAATTCTTAAGATGAATCAATTAACTAAATTTTTAGTAGATGGTATCCTTAATGAAGGAAACGGTAAAGTAATAGCTGCTTATGGGGGTGGATTTAAACCACCAACAGCTGGCCATTTTGAAGTGGTTAAAAGAGCACTAGAACAAAACCCAGAAATAGAAGAATTAACTATATTTGTTGGAGGTGGTGAACGTGATGGTATTACTCAAGCTGAGGCTATTTTAATTTGGGAAATTTTCCAATCATACCTTCCAATGAAAGTGAATATCCAACCATCTAAAGCTCCAATTGGTGATGTTATTCGTTTAGGAAAAAATAATTTACAAGATACAGTTTATTTTGTAATTGGGGGTAGAGAAGGTAGAGATGATGATGCTGAAGATATTGCATCTAGAACTAAAGGTATTGAAGAAAAATACCCTAATATGAAAGTTAAAGTAGTTACTACTCCTGATGGTGGGATGAGTGGTACTAATGCTAGACAAGCAGCTAAAGTTTCATATGAAGAATTTAAAAAATTCCTACCAGGTAAGTTATCAGATGAGGAAAAAGAAATGGTGTATAACATTGTTTCACCTTCAATTAAAGAAATAAAACTTCCTAATATATCTGATATTAAAGAAAAATTTAAGGTTTTTGTTAGTAAACTAAAACAAGAAGGTAAAGAAACTAAAGCAGCATTTGCTCTTTTAGTTAAAGCTGCCAAAGGTGAAATAGAACTTACTGATTTAGATAAACAACAAATTAAAGAACAACTTAAAGATATTCTTAAAGGAGTATTTGGGGCGGCAGTATTTGCACTCCCAGCAGGAGGATTAGTTTTACTTTTACTTAAATTGATTAAATTACATGGTTTAGTTACTCCAACAGCATTTTTAGAAGAAAATGATCCCGAAGATGGTAAAGCTGCCCCTTATGGTTCAGGATATAATGAATTAAAAGAAGGAGACTATTCACCATTAGGGTATGCTAAAAGAATCATAAATGGAGATATTAGCTTTAGAGAAGCAATGGAAGAATCAGGTATACCATTTGGCAATTTATCTGATTTATTAAAAAAACTAGGTGCAGAACATTTAATTGCAACATCATATAATTTAGATAATTTAAATGAAAATGCTTCATATTCTAAAGATATAGATATTAAGGGTAGAATAATGCAATTAACCCAACATATGTTAGATAAAGGGTACAATATAGAACCTTTACCTACAGTTGAATTTATTGATGGTGATAGTGAAAATGCACGTGAATTTCTCGGTAAAACAGCGTATTATGACCCGAACACACAAACTATAGTACTATATACCGAAGGTAGACACCCTAAAGATATAGCGCGTAGTTATACGCATGAAATGATACATCATATTCAAAATTTGGAAGGTAGATTAGGTGATATTCAAACTACAAACACACAAGAAGACGATAATTTAAATGATATTGAAGCTGAAGCTAATTTAAAAGGTACAATGACATTCAGGAATTGGACTGATAGTTTAAATGAAGCAATTGTAGGTGAAAAAATTGAATGTGATAATTGTGGTTGGAGTTGGAATATAGTAGATGGTGGAGATGATTTATTTATATGTCACAAATGTGGGCATGATAATTCTCCACTAAATGAAGCTAAACCATATAAACACAAACATGGTTTTGATGATAAATTAGGTAAAGACCCATTTGGGTTAAACCAATTTGCTAGAGAAATAGCAGAGGGAGTATTAAACGAAGGTCGATACGATAAATTAGCTAATAAATTATCATCAATTGCATTTGGAGCTTTTAAAGATATTCACGATAGGGGTGATAAAGAAGGTGAATTTGA